TGGAGGAATCCCTTTGATATGAAAGAGATACTACCAGTACAAACTAACTCTCAATGTATTCCCGAATGTTGTTCTGGTAGGACGGCCCGACGTTACGGTACCATATAATTTGGCTTGAAATAATTTCCGCCGCTGTTTACCTATGTTTACGTAATAATTTAACGTTGTATCTAGACAAGTGATAGCTTCTAACACCTCTTCATATAATCCAGCTGGCAAGTCTAGCATTGGATATATGTCAGGCAGGAATTCCCTGATGAGGTAATTGTCTACGCAGTCTATGAGTTCTGCGTGTTAATTGGAGTCATGTGAGGAAAAATCTGAGGAAATGCACGTGATATTCCCTTATTCTTCAACTCTTCTTGCTTCTGAGTATATTCTTTCTTAAAGTTACTCATGTGGGAGATAACTTGCATAGCTTGGAAATGCCTTTTTCAGACAAGCTAAAAGTATAAAATTGACGTGATTGCACACCCCCAATAATTCGGCGCTGGGGTTGCATATGTTTCTAGGTCGATTGGATAACCCTAGAACATCTTCTCTGCTATTTTTGATAAACCATTCCCCCGATTTTGGGAAGCATTTCATTTCTCTCTCTATCTTCATCTTAGAGATTGCAGAGGCCCTTCCTTATACATATGAGCTTGCCTTTTTCTTATCGACTGCTGCGATCTTGGCAATGTATTTTTCGAAGGTGTAATCTTCTCTATTCAGTTTACTTAATGCATATCTAAATTTTTTCACTAAGCCCACGTCTTCTGATTAGACATATTACTTGAATTCTCTGACCACGGTAGGTTCAGGATGCAGGTTCGAGCCACCTTGTCTCATGACTATAGCGCATATGGCATTTAGTGGACAGTTTCCATAGGTGGCGAAAGATAGTTACTCGGGAAGATTTTTGAGTAAAGGTGTCACTATCTTTTTAGGAGCATTTTTTGGACAAGTACATAAGCTCAAGTACCTCTACTTGATTTCTTTGGCATTAAGTACTCCAAGTGGCATTTTTGTATTGACGTCGTAAAATCTCATTTCTTTAAGAACTTTTTGATTAGTAGCAGATAGATCATAACAAATGTCTTCCTCTTTGTGGAAAAATTGACTTTTTGTGCTATTTTTGGCCTAAGGTAGT